CGGGCAACCCGACCACACCTCATCTAACGTGAGGCTGTACGCCATACATACATTTAAGTGAACAACCAATGCATAGGAGGGGCTAGAAAACACATGAGGTTATAATCTTCTGCTGTAGAAGAATGAACCACATATTGCCAACTCTTAGCATTGGGACCACGGATATCCAAAACTAAATACAAAACTTGTTGCATTGTTGGATTAATAGCCAATGTCGTGTCCGTGGTTTCACGCAAATAATTGGCTTGTGCAAATCTGGTTGAGGAGTAGAAAGGAGACTCTACATCAAGTGACGGATTGTAACCTAAATCAGTTATCATTTGGCCTGTAGAACCAGTGCTAACTGCAGCTATAAAAGTGTCTCTACCTGGTAAAGCAGAGGAATTAGCTGTAGGAACAACCGACTTGGTGGTATCTGAAGCTTGACGACTCAGAATAGCCATCCCAGTACTTCCGGGAGCAACTGTAGTAGAGAGACCGTCGACAGGAGCGGAATTGTTAAGATAGATCTTATGTCTCATACCACCTCGCTTCATTAAGAAGCAAGGAGAGAGATAGCTTTCATAACATAACCGATATCGACCGGACACCGTACGAGTTCTCTGAGGAGGAAAATGAGGGTAAAAAGCTTGAACATAATACTGTGAATTCAAACCAGCTCCAGAAGCAAAAACGTTGTACTGAGACATTGTAGGTCGCTTTAATAGAGATCTGAGAGAAACAATTCTCTCACCAAAGCAGGTTAAATTCATTGTTTTAGTATCCTCAGCTTTATTAAGAACTACTGTTTCAAATTCAGTAAGACCAGTCGCTGTTGAAGCAGAAAAGGATGTAGGATCAAAATAATCTCCCTCCCAACCGCTGACTGGTTGACCAAAAGTCATCTCACTGTCACATCGACACCAAAGATTGACATCAACAGAAGCATTCGCTTTACTCACTGGATTAGAAAAAACTTTACCAGGAGCAGTAAGCTCATTGAGAACTGACACAGTAATAAAACCTAAATCATTATTCTCATTATAAACTGATTCAAGACTCATAGAGGTAGAGGCAATACCAGCCGGCTCAAAAGTCTGATAAATAATATCACGAGTTTGAAGAAAAGGACGTTGATGCACAAAATCAATTTCGACCTCAATTTCTTTAGTCTCAGATATATCCATAATAATGGTCTGACGAGTTGCCACATCAGCATAATTGAAATCTGATTTAGACAAAGCATTAACATTCACAGCTGGCTCAAATTGAATAATGAGAGTACCATTGTGATAAGGTGATGCAACAACTTCAATACGAAAGATCATCTTACCTCTCCAATACTTAAAAAGTCTAGCAATATGACCAGCAGGAGAATTTTGAATTGCTTGTCTCGTTGGAGTGACCCCATAAGCAGAACACACTCTTGTCTGAATAGGATTAACGAGGGCAGCACAAATCAAAGTAGTATTAGGAGCAGCAAACTGGCCTACAGCACCAGCCCAAACTCCTTTAGTCAACCATTGCTCTCTCGAGATAATATTGCCAATTACTAACTCATCAGCACCTGTCCAACCCGTAACTCTAGGATCTATAGTTAACTCCTGATTAGGATCAAGAGAGAGCTTCTCAGAAGTATCCTGGCCAATAATATTGGCGAGATTACGATACAACCTAAGAGAACGTGGTACAGGAGTAACATTCATAGAAGGGTTAGAAAAACCAAAGAGCTTTGCAATAGTACTGACAGCGTCAGCGCCAATCTCTGTGGCCTTGGCAAAAGGACCTATAAAGGGAACATCAGTAAGACGTCCGGCAATATTAGCAATCGCCGTAGCAGGAGCCGAGATAACTCCCGCTTTTACATCTTCGACTTCAGACACACCTTTGGCAGTAACTGAATACTTCTTCTTTTTATAAGAAGTTTGTTCGAAAATACAATCACTAAATTCATCACCTAGAAAACTAGTTTGAATGAAATTAGTAGGAACCGCCAACTGTACATCAGTAGCCCATACATAAAATTTGATGGTTGCAGTTTCAGTAACATCAGCATTCATAGTACAAAGCTCATTCATTGGAAAGATTGAAATTTCTCCAAGAGTGATTCTGTCTAAAGATTCTACGTCAGTTCCATTAATAGGCAAAAAGGTTCGATGATAGATGAAAGGTAAATCAAGCTCAACAACATTATTATCAGCCGCATTTATAAACCCAGTAATTGGGTAAGTAGATAAATGCTGAACAACCGCCTCTTTAGAATTGGTTGCTCCCGACCCATAACAAGTAGTTGCAGCAGCTTGATAAGAAGTATTCGCCTGAGAACCAAATGGGATATAATTAATCATTAATTTCCCCCATTGGAAATTTGAACACGCAGGAACAGCTTTAACATGAAGATTACACCTAAGATAGGCATAATTTTGCAGTTTAGACTTAATAAAGGAGTCTGTTTGCCATGCTGTCCAAGGATCAAAGAAAACCTTAATCCCAGGAGCGTTCGAATCCCAAGTGTACTGATAGGCGAGAATGGGCCTCTCAATAGAAGCCCCTAAACTCGATTTCTCAGTATATCCATCATCAAACATCGCGATTTGGTTATCCACCTCAACACCGTATATTTCTTTACGCGACACAAAGTTAACGGTCTCCTCTTGTTGTTGAGGTTTAATATCCGACAAAATATCAACAATTTCATCGGTTTTGGTGCTCTCGGCACCGTTCTTAGAATTATCAGCAACGCGGTAAATTTCACGCTTTGGATCCTACGTCAGGGAACCCCGCCCAAAAGGACGTTTAAGCGCATACATCAAGGAATGTAGCCTATATATTTGTAACGGGCACACACTATCCCAATAGAGCTGAAAAACTCTCCCGTTCTTACTCTGCAGCTTTCCTAAACGTCTTCATTGATGATTTCGACGTTCGGATGATCACACAGAGCGGATGATTAGCAACAGCATCACATCTTAGCTGTTTGGAACCGCTAATAGCGGCCCGATTCCATAGAGACGACCCAACACATAGAAAGCAAGTTTACCAAACTTGCCGCATAGTGAAGATCATTCTTCTGGAAAATTGAGATAATGGATGAGAGAAAAAGCAACAGTATAAATCGCAAAATGCTATAGTTAAAAGGATCGACATAAGCCCAATGTATAAAAAGACCCATGATATTAAAAAAAGCAATGCATTTGCCAAAATAAGCAGTATAAATGTTCACCCAATAAATTAAAAAAGCAACTATATTAATAACTGCTATTCTTTGATCGATCTCTTCATGAGGAAAATTATAAAAACAATAAATAACCGTAGCCAAAGCATTTAAAACTTCAATATACTCGCCAAAAATTGTTCCATAAATTTGAATAGTATTAAAGAGAATACAAACGACAAGGTAGACCGCTATCACCCTCATAGCATTTCTAAAAAGTAGAAGACAATCCGTAAAGATTATAAACACTCTCCTACCCGGTAAGGAAGGAAATTTATCTGTCAGATACTTTATAAAATACGCTACTAGCAATTGGATTTGATAGACGAATATATCGAATAACTGAAAATAATTATATCTACGCTGCTCAGATCGGGATCTAAAACTAGAATGTAAAATTGCTTCATGAATACGTTCCTTATACGAGAAAATTAGCTGATCACGAACCATAGTATATCTCTCATTATTTGAAAAGCGAGAATCCATGGTATTAATCATTCTATCCAAAGAATGAGGAGAGACCGATTGCATACAAGATTCCATAAGCTTAATATGGAACGCTCTAAGACATATTTCCGATCCAACAAAGTGCATTGCATTATGCTCTGGAAGCGTACTACGCCAAGTGATAGGCTCTGAAGGAGAATTAGCACTCGTATGGTCTAACTCAATCTCATAATCAATATCATATAATTGAGAAACCCAAGGCACATTACCGTTGAGAATACGATCCATTACAGTATCATAAGTATAATTATGAGGGTAATTGATCCCTGCACTGTTATACAAATCTTGTATTATAGGAACTATTCTTTCATACTCATCTCTACCATACTGGACCATCTCAAACTGCATACTAATGTACGCTGAATAAAGACGCTGACTAACCGTCATTGGTCCTGTATTTAAAGTCATAGTCAGCATTTTACCTATGCTAGCTTTCTCAACAGGAGCCATATACCTATTATACTCATCACTCCAAACCCAAGAGCGTTTAATAATAGAAGCCTTAGATATATCTACATATTTATAAACCTCATCAGTTTTCTGTGGATTAGTATAAGTGATTCCTACTGATCCAAAATATTCCAGTATAGTTTCAAAATTAAAAACTTCAGAAATCTCCTTTGCCAAAGAATACAAATTATCGTCTCCCATCGCAAAAAAGACAACCATAAGCTCAAATCTATCTAGATTTTTCTTAGGCTCCTTATATATAGAAGCTGGAGAATTAAGCCAAGCTAATCTTATTAAAATTGAATTGGAAATATTATTAGATAAGAGAGTAATAAAAATGCCTGACGGAAGACCCCCGTTAGACATAACTAAACTCTTAAGAATGATATAGACAGGCTGAACACAATCAGTCATCATAGCACTAAACATAGGCCTTAAGTGCGAGATACCAATCATACTGTCCATAATTCTATACATAATAGAAAAGCTCCATATATGAACTAAAGCTAGAACTTTATCATAATTCTTAACATCTCCGTCCGAAATATGGGGAAATTTAGATAATTTGTTCATAATATCAGTCCACGTATCCGAAAAAGGATTAACGCCTGCTAAAGTCTCAGTTTCAAGACAATTATCCATAAAAATACCACAAAAATGTCCAAAGTACATTTTAAGTAGTACACATTGCTCAATAGGAGCAGCTGCGAAACAGCGGATTTTACCAATAGCCACTTTTCCTCGTGACCTAGGCTCATCTTTTAACGCAACCTTATAGAAAACTGGTCCCCGTATTCCCTTCATATACAAGTCTCTTAACTTGAGAACTTGTGAACGTAGCTCATCTCCAGGGACAAAACCATCTGGAGCACGATCGGTCGGACAATGAACTAACCAGTCGCCTTTCTTTTTCCCCATAGGGAAGCCAGCTGACGTCAATTTAGGAAGAGATCTACAATAAGAATTATAGGAAGCTCCAGAGCAAGCATAATTCATGGACCAAAACTCAAGATTCTTAAAATCTTCGATTTTGGACCATTTTTCAACCAAATGATCAGCAACAAAATTAAGTTGTGAAGTCTTAATATTTGTGCTTTGAAACGCCATATCCTTAAGCATTTTCTTATAAGGATGTCTGTACACTCCACTCGTATCTGTGAAGCCTTTAAAAACGGGGGCAACTAGATCATGGTGATACTCTTTAGGCATTGTTTCAAACCACTTGTTATACAAAGGTGTCCTACTAACACAAGTCCGAGGATTAGCCGTCTTCATATCAGGATAATGACCCAAAGAGTAAATATCTCCAACTTCCTCCGGCTTAAGCCACCACACATGATCCTTACTAGAAGTTGCATCAAGAGGTAGAGAAAGATAGTCATTTTGACTTACATCAACCATAGATACAGGGAACAAATTAGGACTTTTAGCTTCAAATTCCTTAATCGCATCGTCAATTTCATGACTAATCAGAGGAGAGAAAACATTAAGAGGGTCTGATGCTCCAGTTCTTCCAGCAACACAGATACCAATGATTGAGACTTGAGTATTAAATTTAGCAACCAAAGCTGAACCACATCTACCATAGAAAGCTGGAGAGCCGCCCTTAGCAAATATAGTACGCATGTTAAGAGTAGACTTATTAGAAAAATTGATAACTCTAGGAACCATATGAATATTTCCATAAACGTTATCAACAATCCACTCAGGTCCTTTAAAGTGAGGATTAATACCTTCAAATGTGGTGATATTACCGAAATCACGCATAAGTAAACCCCTCACATCCTTAACCGGTGTAAGAGCAGGTAAATAAACCATACACAAATCATCTGACATAAAGACAACATTATTATCCTCAATGTAACAAGAAGTAGTTTGATGAAAATAAGATTCATTATCATCTCCATTATCAACGGATCGCCGTGTTAATTTATATATCTTCCCACCATCAGCTAATACTGCTTTGATAAAATGCTGCGTCGTTATGAAAAAACATCCGCAAATTCCAAAAGCCTGGTTAGCTCTAATATCTCCACTATCAGATATGCTTTTAATAACGATCGTATTCCTAAAAATCTTTGATAACAAATGTTCCATTGGAGTTGGAGATTGCTTACCATAAACAATAGACTTGTCATTCCTGGCATTCCAAGTATTATTATAATTCTCAAGAACAACCGATGGTACACATCCATCAACACTATTAGGTGGCACAGAATTATCATGGCGTACATGCTCGGATGTTTGATCAAAACATTCTTTGTTAAAAACCTTCCAAGCTTTATAAGCCAAAGCTAAAGAAGTCGAAAAAGCAGCCAAACGAACAATAGACGTTATAAATTCGCCAGATGCTGTTTGGAGAAATAATTTACGGTTATATTCAACAAATTCTTTGGATTTAGTTCCAAATTTAATTGCCATTTTCTCAGTTTCCATAGCTATAAAATAATCAAATTTTTGTTTTACACAATAAATATACCATTTACGAATAAAAGGCACATAAAAAATTAAAAAGCTAATGAAACTGAAAAACAAATATCCGAGAAAATAGATATTAGCCCAAAACCATTGCGAAACTATCCACACATCGGCATTAAAGCCGCCAGAAGGCTCTGTTAACATAGTCTGCTCTAATTCGTCCTCCGAAAAATCTTCTGGAAGATCTGGGCCATAAAATATACAAGAACATCTATAACTCTCACAATTAGCACATTTAAGTGCTAAAGCGTTTTGTTTAGATATTCTCATATGATTATCAATTCTCTCTCGATGTTCTTTAGCAGCTAATCTGACTAGATCACACACTTTCAGAAAAGAAGTGGGAGTAGTATCCATTTCAAATATAGAAGATCGTTTATTACCTACCAAAAATTCAACTGGCCACCAGGATTCTTGATGAATAGCTCTATCTCCAAATTTCAGAGTGAGCTTAGATCGAACTTTCTTAAGTTCGATCATATCAATACCTCCACACGGATAACCGTTTTCATCTTTGAGCTTATATTCGTGTTTAATACAAACTTTGAAAAACATAGTAAAACGATTCCACGCCGCTTCAGAATGAAGGACAAGTCGATTTAAACCTAAATCAGCCCTATTAGATGCTATAAATATAACTTTAGGCTTCCATTCTCTCAAACCTTTTTCATGAAGATGAGCACTATTCAATACAAATCTTCCTGACGATGTTAATTCTAAAAAGGAATTAGTAATAACATTCGTTGTAGATTTATCAGAATTGGAATAAGCTCCAATCTCATCAAATAAGACGGAATGATGTTTATTTTGATCATAAGAGGATAAATAAGCATCAGCTCCATTAATTATAGCAAAAGCTTCATTAGCATCTTCAACAGTATAACCCAATTCCGTTAGGATTATTTGTGATAAATGAGGAGCTATATAGGTTGTTTTACCAGATTGGGAATCGCCAGTTAAACCTATAACTAAAGGAGGAGCTCTTATTCCTCCATCCATCTGATAAGTGCTCTGATAAAGAGTTTGAATCTCTCTATTTGCTTGATTAAGCAACGACTTATTAGAAAACGATAAAGATGAGCCATCGACTGTTAAACGTCTACCATAACATTTATAACACCTGTCTATCCACAATTGAGAGCTCACATACTTGGAGTACTCAGGCTTATCAGCATCATTAGGATGACAAGTTCTATAACGATGTCTGACTAGCCAATCAACATCAGATATATAACTTAATGGATCGGTTGAATCCGTGAAGTCATCAATATCACAATACACTCTTTTACAAAATCGAACCAAACCACTTGCTATTGACAAAACATCGTCCATAGCTGGTCCATGCTCTTTAAGATCTTGATAATGTTTGAAATCATACAACTTGAAAAAGTTGAATTGTTGTCGAAATTGATCGGGAATTATTTCAACATAAAAAAGATATGAGAAAAATTTCCTAAAACCAGATCTATTTAAAGTTCGAATAAAAGACTGAGGAGTATCAAGAATAGCCTCAAGATTATCTAAAAAATCTTTAATTCCGTCAGAGGTCTGGTCCAATGCGTCAAGATCGTCTTTAACAATAATACCATTTTTAACTAAATCTTTCATTAAAACACAAAGTCTTTTGAAAGTTAGCTCGTTAGAGAGTTTAGTAACAGTACCAAAATAAGACGATCGAAGCATACACAAAAGAGTTGTAATACGCACTGACAGGTCATCAGATTTGTAAAAAATGTAAAGGTGATAAATTAGAGTGTCAAACTTCTCTTTGACAAATAAATCTTTAATATCAGAACCATAATTAAAATAACTATTAAGCTCAGAAAAAGATTCATAACTAAGAAATGTTTGATCAAGTTGAGTTTTCTCAACATTATCATCATTATCAAAAGTACGGCGAGATGATTTCTCGTTCGTAGATCTGCCACACTCTCTGCCAAGAGTGGAGCTAGTAAATTTATCTAGGCATCGCAAATATTCGTGTTCGATTATTTGACTTTCCATGATTATATTAAGGGGTGGTCTGTAGAAAACAAAACTAAGTAGAATCTACCCAGATAAGTATTAAATGGCAGTTTTTTGTAATTCATAATTATAGGATAAAGTTGATTCATCATAATCAGTGGGGGTCCTCAGAAGCTGTCTCGGCGTAAAACCCTATTAAAGTAAGGGAGGCTTGAATAAGCCATACTGAGTTGAGACGCCATACTTCAGCACTTTCCGACTGAGTAATCATCAAATCTTGGTCCACTCTTGCTAAAGTCTAAAGTAACCAAGAAATACAAAAAGAAAATAATACAAATACCTGAATAACAGGGAGTTATTGGTTTTGTCATCTAACTAACAGTTCGACCAAAACTATTAGGGTGCAAGTTTTGTTAGAACCAGCAAACTTAAATAAAAGTGGCCATAAAAGGCCAATGGTGGATAAACCACCATAAAATGGAGGAATTTTAACGTCGTCCCTCCGCGACCTACTCTAGAAGAGGATAGAATAAAAATTAATCAACGTATATTATAAACAATTACAAAAAGATAAAGAAAATAATCAGAATCTTTAAGAAGTGAATTTAATATACGAAAATGAAAGTTTAAACTAGAATGGTTATTAGATACCATCAAACATGCATAAAACGAGTAGGTATTAGAACAAGAACGTTAACGTCCTTAAGAGAATATGTGCGGGAATAATCC